TAGACCAGGTTCAAGAGTTACTTCTGATGCCAATACACCTTCACCCCAGTCAGAAAAATTTGTAGCATCTGTTGCTGTTACTCCTGTGTTGTGTGCTGCATTATCTGTCCCATCTACATTTCTAACTATACTTTGTAAGTTTGGTGACGATATAGATGCATAAGATATTAATTCACTCTCTACTAAAATTCTACCTACAGAGCTAAAGTTTGTAGTTGCAGCTAACGTAACATTTGTACCAGAACCACCCGTACCCGAAGAGTTTGCACTTAATGATCCATTTAATGTTGATGTAGCAGCACCAGATACAGATCCATTCCATTGAGATATACCAAAACCATAACCATAGTTTTGTGCAGAGGGGCCTACTTTTTCATAGGGCTTAACTGCAATACTTCCACCAGTTGATACTGTTGCTCCGGCATTTGAGCTCTGTGTAATTGTAAAAGTTGTTGGAGTAGGAACAGTTGTTACTTGAAATAGTTTATCTTCAAAGTCTGATGCACTAAAACCTGTACCACCAGGTAGTGTTACACTATCTAATAAGACTATATCTCCAGGCTCTAAATTATGTGATGTAGAAGTTGTTATTGTACAGATAGCTGAAGCATTTGCAGTTGCAATTGTAGAAGAACTTAATGTAGCTTTTAATGGTGTTATATCAAATAACTGTCCTTCAAAATATAGTAATAAAAACTTATCTGTTCCCAGAGCCACGTATCTGTTTCCATTTAAATCAACAAATGCATGTTGTTTTCTAGCAACACCAACAATAGTATCTGATACTAAAGAGGACCAACCACCAACTTTTTCAGGTAGGTTATATCTAAATCTTACGTTATCAGAATCTACCCATCTATTCTCTGCTCCAGCAGATGTGTTTTGTTTGTCTACACCAGGTAAAAAGTTATACTCGATAAGAGCCATGATCCCCGCTCCCTATGCCGTGTTAGTCTTAAATGCCCAGCCTCTCGTTGCATCTACATACACTAATGTAAAAGCTTGACCATTAGTTGTTAGTGTTAGGTTTGATGTACCTGTATTAATTGGTTGACTGTTTCTATTAACAATCAAGTTGTTAGAGTTGAAAGTTCCTCTTGCATCAATAAATGTAACTTCTGATCCTACCGCAGGAGATGCAGGTAAAGTCACTGTAATTGGGTTAGCTGTTGTATTTGCAAATATTTGATCACCATCTACTGCAGTATATGCAGTAATTGTAGAAGAGTTTAAAGTTACATAACCTTTGTTTCTGATTCCAAGACTTACATTTGTCCCATCAGAATATACTAATGATTTAGATCCAATAGGTAATACAACCCCGGTCCCTGATACAGTTTTAACTGTTATTGTATATAAAGTAGATGTGCCTCTTGTTGTTGCATCTTCAAATACAATAATTCTTTCAGATCCATCTGGTATAGTTACATTTCTGTTTGCACCTAATGTACCAGTTAATTTAATATATATGTTTTTACCGTTTGATGTTGCACCATTGTCTAGTGCTAAAGTTAAATCTCCAGATGCTAATTGTGCTGTTGATAAATAACCTGTAGCTAGTTGTTCTAGGATTTGTAGGTTTGTGTTGGTAATTGTACCCCAAAGACCTGCTTTTTCACCTGTAGCTATAAGCTCTAATTTTGAATTTGTTGAAAAACTTGATGCCATAATTCTCCTAATACGGGTCTATATTAACCCATGTTTGTGATGCTCCTGGGTCTATAGGTTGCCATGTAATGATACCAGGATCATTGACAGTAAGAGTCATAGGCACGCCTGTAGGACTTACATTCGCAGCGGCTGTTATTGTAACACTTCCAGTGCCAATGGTCAATTGGTTTCCAGTAACAGAAACATTAGCTGCTGCTGATACTGTAACTGTACCAACACCTAAAGTTAGTGGTGTAGGAGTAGGTGTAACGTTTGCTGCTGCAGCAATAGTTAAGGACCCAAAACCTAGTGTTAAAGGGTTACCAGATGGTGTTACAAAAGCTCCTGCTAATGCAGAAGAACTACCAATTGCAAGAGTTAATGCATTACCTGTTACATTGATAGTAACGTTCGGGTTAAAGAACGATGTTGATATTGGAGCACCAGATATGGAAGTCAGGCCAAGCATCTATTATGCTCCTGTCAGTGCTTTTATCTCAGCGTCGGTTAATCCTAGATCTTTTAGTTTTTGTTTACCTGAAGCTTTTTCTGTTTCTTTTTGTGCAGCCTCTTCTTCAGCAGTAGGTAACTCTGCCATCTTAGCTTCTATGTCAGCTTTAGAAATAGGTGTTGTTCCTTCATGCCAATCTATTTCACAAGTATTTATATCATTTCCTCTTACAGTAACTACTGCATTAGGATTTATTTTTAATATTGCTTCTATAATCATCCAGCTATCTCCATTAAAGTAATTGTTCCTCTACTTCCATTAGAATTAGTTTGTACAGTTGCTCCGTTGGTACTTCTTAATTTTAAGGTATAAGTAACTTGCGAAGTTGTTGATGGAGAATCTAAAAAACTTATTGCAGCTTTTTCCATTAATTCATCAGCATTTACTGATCTTCCAAATCCTTGATTGGTATCTCCTAGATTTGTACTACCTCTAAATATAGACAAGTTATTTCTTTCATTACTTCCAGAACTTTGACCATTAGTGCTTCCAATAATATAAATTTTATTTGATGAAGATGATGGTGTAATATTTGCAGTCATAGCAGTATCCACCCAAGATGTAGATGTTGTTGAGGTTTCATTTGTTGCTGATGTACTAACAACTTGCAAAACCTTACCAGTAGAAATAGCTGCTGGTAGAGCTGTTACTGCTCCCAAAGATGAATTAGCAATATTACCTTGAGGTATTGTTCCTGATATTGCATTTGCTCCGCCTAGTCTAGTTATTGCCATAATTTATCTCCTATGCGTCATCCAATCTTGTTCCTACTAGCCAAGTATAATTTTGGTTTGCATCTGTATTTTGAGATGATCCACTATCTTGGTAAAAATATAATTGAACATGATCTCCTACATTTAAATTAAAAATTCCAGATACAAGATAAGTTGAACTTCCTCCATTTGCACCAGTTCTTAGTCTAGCTGCAATTCTTTCAGTTCCATTAATTCTAATACTTGGGTCTCCCCTTTCACCAGAGGTATCGGTAAAATCTCCAAATACTTGACCAGATAGATAGTAATTACCAGCATAACCACTTGGAACAGTCCACCTATTGTTTGTAAAATCTGCTCCAGATGCAGTATCAATAGCTGCATTACTCCATTCAATAACAGTTTGAGTATTATTTGATATTGATTGATTACCTGAAGCATATAAATTAAACACTGCTTTTGTAAGACCAAAACCTGTCTGCGTTCCAGAGTTAGCTATAGTTGCACCACTTGGAATACTGATCGTATCACCAGATGCACCGATAGTAATCGTGTTACCACTTTCGTTAATAATGTTATTACCGTCTGTGTCCTGTATCGTGTCTGCTTTTAATATACTTGTCATAATTTCCTATTCTATAATTTTGTAACCACCAAAATAACACCATCCAGTTGACGCGTCTCTGTTATTTCCATTATTGTGATAACCATATAATTCAACATAATCATCTGCATCTAAATCTATACTCCACGTGCCTCTTGTTGCAGCTCCAAGTGTACCTGAAGTAGATGTCTGATTAAGTGAAGTTCCATCTGTCCATAGTTGGCTGCCATTTTTATATAAAGCCATATACAAATATTTATGATCACTCATACTATCAAAACCAACTTGTCCATAAATAACATACTTTCCAGCCACACCAGGAGTCCAACGATAGTTCGATGAATTATCATAGGTTCCAGCAGTGTCGTAAACTTCAGTATTAACATTTATTTTTGTCCATGTACCAGTAGCAACAGCATGACCACTACTTAATCTAGCTTCAAAAGCTGGAGTATTAACACCACCAACCCCTGTCTGTGTTGCACTAGACAAGTTTATTGTAGCACCTGATGGTACACTAATAGTCTCCCCAGATTGACCAAGAGTAATAGTCCCTGATCCAGAGCTTGTTTCTATATTCGATACTTTTAATGTTCCGTTTGCCATAATATTATTCGATTATTTTAAATGCTCCAAAGGTTGTAGCTTTTTGATTTGAAGGTTGACCACTAATAACTCTATTACCATCACTATTATTTATTTTTCCATATACTTCTATGTAATCAGAGGCACTCAAAACAAAAGTTTCATGATAAGTAATTAAACTTCTATTTGTATCTGGATAATTAAAAAATACACTTGCTTGACTTCCATTTTTAAAAATTTTAACCATGTGTTCGTCTGTTGAACCTACGTTAGTATCTTCAAATTGCACTCTACCATATATAAAATATTTTCCACCTTGACCACTTGGAACTGTAAATCTGTAGTTACTTGAATTGTCATAAGCACTAGCAGTATCAAAAATTTCTGTATTAAATTGAATTTTAGTATCTGTATCATTTGATAATTGACTACTATCTGAACTTTGAAAAGCCTCAAAAGCTGGTGTCATTGTTCCACCAAATCCAGTTGCTGTTCCAGAGTTAGCTATTGTTGCTCCAGACGGAATATTGATTGTATCACCACTAGCACCTAAAGTAATAGTAGTTGTATTCGTACTTCCGACTTGTAGTGTCGAAGTTCCTGATACGGTATCAAT